CTCGACGATACCGCTTTCGCGTATATTTTGCCCGACGGCTCCGTTGAGATTACTGATGCAGAAGCGTGTGCTGCCCAAGCCGCTGCAAACGAACCAACTCCTGAGCAAGTATTAGCCGCTAAAAATTCTGAGCGCGACTCTCTGCTTGCCACTGCCAGTCTGCGTATCGCACCTCTACAAGACGTAGTTGACCTTGGCACGGCGACCGCCGATGACACGACAAACCTGAAGCTTTGGAAGGAATATCGGGTGGCCGTCAACCGTGTATCTAGTCAAACCGGGTTTCCGGTAGCCCTCGATTGGCCCACGCCGCCACTTGATTAACCCCGAAACTTGTCGCGATACTTCTGGCCCAGATGGGCGAGGAGTTATGTATATTAATTATGACTAGAGATTAGATGCATGGACTACCCAAAAAGTGTACCCAGCGTTGGGCTGGTGAATGGCAAGTTTGTTGATGAGAACCCGGTAAGTGGAACACCAGGGTCGTTGATTCCTTCCAGTTGGGGGAATGCGGTGACTGACGAGATTTTGTCGGTCATTCGTTCAACCAATGTTGTTCCGGCTGAAAGCAATAATGCTCAACTGACAGATGCCATTGTGAGTATTGCTGATTTGCGAGCCTCCCAAGCGGTTTCAAAAGCCGTGGTCCAAGCCAGTGAAAGTGCTTCAGGTGTGGCGAAAGTCGCAAGTCAGGCTCAGACCAACTCAGGTGTTGATGATACGACCATCGTCACGCCAAAAAAAGATGGCTGGTGCAGTCCAGAGCCAGGCCCTGGTTGCTTTCACGACTGCTGGCACTGCACCCCAGTTCACGCTGGCTCCTGTGCCTGCAATCACTGCATATACGGCGAATCAGCGGTTTCAGGTGAAATTCCATTCGGGGGGTGCCGGTTCTGACAAAATGAACATCTCGGGCCTCGGCGCGAAGAGCATCATGCAATACGATGCCAGCGGCAACAAAGTTGCCGCTGTCATCCAGGGGCAACTGACCGATGCCGTGTATGACGGCACCGACATTGTTTTGCTTGATCAGTTGCCGAACACCTTTGGTGTAACCTCACCGCAATTTGATAACTCAACAAAACTCGCAACCACTGCGTTTATTCAAGGGGTTGGGTTTCAATTCAGTGGTGCGTTTGGGCTTAATGCGAGCACGACGCTTAACGCTTCTACCCATGCTGGTGCTCTTGTTGTTGCTACAAATACGTCGGTAATCAACGTGACTTTGCCGCTCGCTTCAAGTATGCCGGCAAAGTCGGTTATAAAATTCTGGAGCTACGGCGCGGGTGGTATGTCGATTGTTGCTGCCGGCTCTGACAGTATTCTTTTGCCTGCCGTAAATACAACGTTTCCCCTTCTGATGGGGGCCTCTGTCACGCTTGCATCAAACGGAGTTGCCGGCTGGTATGCAATTGATATGTCAGCTACATCTCCTGCTGGAGCCATTATTCAAGTGGCAAGTTTAACTGTCCCGCTGGGTTATTTGAAAGCGAACGGAGCTGCCGTGTCGCGGGTATCGTACGCCAGCCTATTTGCTGTCATTGGAACCGTATTTGGCGTGGGGGACGGGTCTACAACATTTAATGTTCCGGATCTGCGTGGTGAGTTTATTCGGGGGGTTGACGATGGCCGGGGCGTTGACGTTAATCGTACACTTGGCAGTTTTCAAGCTCAAGATATTCAACCGCACACTCACACGGTTTATTCGAGTGGTAACAATACATCTTACGGTTATCAAGGTACGGGTAGTGGTCCTGGGGTTTACGTTGCAACTACCTCTGCCGGTGTAACCGAAACTCGCCCGCGTAACGTTGCGTTGTTGCATTGCATTAAATATTGAGGAAAGAAATGAAAATTTATAATGTGCACCCTGTTACTAGCGAATACCTAGGCGATAGCCTCGCTGATCCCGATCCCCTCATTGAGGGGAGCTGGCTTATCCCCGCGAATGCATATACTGACGCCCCCCCGCAATCTGGCAAGAACCAAGCAGTAGTTCGGGACGGTGATGTGTGGAAGGTTGTTGATGATTTTCGTGGAACTGTCTACTACACCGATAGCTCGGATCCACATGTGATCGAGGATCTCGGTGTAGTCGTTCCTGACAACGCTACTGATACGCCACCACCACCTACAACGGCTGAACTGACTGCGCTCGCGCTCCGTCGCCGTGATGGGCTGCTCGGTACTGCAACTCTTCGTATTGCGCCATTACAGGATGCAGTAGACTTGGGAGTTGTGACTGACACTGACACGGCAAACCTTAAGCTCTGGAAACAGTACAGGGTGGATATCAATCGCATCGACCAGCAGGCCGGGTTTCCCGCAAGCATCAACTGGCCCGCACCACCGGCCTGATCAATACCCAGACCACCACCCGCCGCCATCGAGCGGTTTTTTTGTGCTCGGAGAAAACCATGCCCGTCACCCAGCAGCAACTGCTGCAGATCTTCCCCAACGCCGGCCTTAACGCCGGCGTTTTCGTATCTCCCCTCAACACCGCTATGGCTGATCACCAGATCAACACCCCGAAACGCATGGCCGCCTTCCTGGCCCAGGTGGGCCATGAATCCGCACAGTTGCGTTACGTACGGGAGTTGGGCAGCGATCAATACCTGAGCAAATACGATACGGGCCCCCTTGCCATTCGCCTGGGCAATACCCCAGAGGCTGACGGCGATGGCCAACTCTATCGCGGTCGCGGGCTGATCCAGATCACCGGTCGCAGCAACTATCGTCAATGCAGCCTCGGGCTGTTCGGCGATGAGCGCTTGTTACAACAACCGGAACTGCTGGAACAACCGCAATGGGCTGCCGAGTCGGCGGCCTGGTTCTGGGAGCAACAAGGGTTGAACGCACTGGCCGACGCCGATCAGTTCAACAGCATCACCCGCAAGATCAACGGCGGCCTGAACGGCCTCGAAGATCGACTGCA